TTTCTCCCACCATTTATTTTTAATAGCTTTATGTATTGAGACTTATCCCAATACCAATTAAGATCAAAATCATTAAAAGCTTTATTAAAAGCTGGTAAATGAGCCTCTAATTCAGTATTTGCGATTGTCCCATCTAAGTCCCAATAAACTCCTTCAATATTATTCACAGAGAGTTTAGGAATATATTATTATTTGCGATAAAAAACAAGAGCTATTATTGCAGGTCCAGCCAATGCAACAACGGCTAAAGGTATAAGTGTTGCCATGATAATAAATATATAATGTGATACTATTTTTACAAATAAACCTATCAACTGTACCAATACGTTACGAGATTGAATTAAATTATGAAATCCTGGAAATGTATAGAAAATTGTGGAGCTTGTTGTAAATTCGATTTGAATGAAAGAAGCGAATTGGCTAACAAACTTAACAAAGAAGATATAGCTTTGATAAATTCGATGACGGCTAAAGACGGTTGGTGTAAAAACCTGGATAGAGAAAGTAAAAAATGCTTAATTTATGAAACCAGACCACATTTTTGCCGGGTAAATGAATTTTCAACATCATTTAAAGGATATTGTTTAGGACATTATGATGGTGCTCAGAATAATTCATCATATAAAATGAGTTACACTTCCGATACATTCAGTATGGGTTCTAATACTATGGAACCAAAAGGACATGATGGAATGTCTTCTGCTGCTATGGGACATGCGTGTAACTTTGTGAATGCTACGTACGGTGTTGTCCCACCTTCTTACTAGAAATATAAAAAAATTTTAACAATGGCTAATAAATATTTTCTTGCAGATTTAGGAGACTTACCAGAACTATTTCGTGATGGAAATAATTCTCCTTTGACTTTTCGTGATTCTAAAGTAAAATTTGCTGTATGTGGATGCGAAGAATCAGATTATGATACTTATATCGCACCACTTAAAGCATCTAAACCTATTGAAGATATAGTAGACGAAGATACTGCTCTTACAGCAAGTCGTTGTTGGGCTGATGTTAGAGAGAAAAGAAGTGAATGGACAAGTGGTGATAGTGATGTTGATAAACCCTCATCTACAAAAACTAAGATAACAATTACTGATGACATGAGAGCAAAAACTCTTACAGTGATGAAGCAACATGCTAAACTATTAACTCAATTTGCGATTGACGAAGGAGAAGGTGATCCATATAACTCAACATTATTGACAGATATTGAAAATAGTGGTAGTATAACACAGATAAATATAATATATGAAAACTATTTTGGGACACAACTTCCCAGAAAGGATGCACTAGACTTGAATTTATATGAAAGCGATGGAAAAACCAGAAAATTTGATGCGTCAAGAGACAAGCCGTCTTTCCTCTAAGAGAAACGAACTTGATGAATGGATAATTGATCACTCAAGACACACTCCCTTTGGTCAAACAGAATATCAATGTCGTAATTATGTTTTAGAACAGCAACCTACAAAATATGCTGCTATTAAACAAGCTTGTATGGAAGTAGCTCAAAGAGAACAAGCTATAGATAAAATAAAAATTAATTATAGAAAAGGTCAACTTCAAATCCAACTCTTGAAAAGAACTCAGGAAGAAGAACCTGATCCTTTGAAAAAAGAATTAATACAATGTGAAATTGATATGGAAGTATTGGATTCGTTAGTATGGGAAAAAAAACTTCTTCAAGGTTATCAAGAACAAGGTTATTTTTTAGATTATATCAAAGAAGAATGTGGTGACAATGAAGAAGAAATTTTAAAATCATTACAAGGTAATAAACAAGAAGAGGACAAGTATTGGATTGCTAGAATGGCAAAACAATCTGCTGTTGATATGATTTCTACTGGAACAATTAATGCAGGAAATGTAGAATCTATTCTTCAAATGCCACAAGAACATCAAGAAAGAGTGCTCAATGCTGCAATGAGATATAGTGGTGTTGTTGCATCTGGAATTGATCGTTTAAGAGAACAATCAGAATCAGAAATTAAATACCTTGATAAAGATACTAGTACTAGAAGTAAACTATTGACAGATCAATCTAGTAATGAATAAGGTTTTTAGCCTGCCGATAAATCCAAAATTTAATCCACAATTTATTGAAACAAAATTTTTAGATTTTCTAAAAATAAACAAAGATTATATATTTGATTTATATTTTACCTGTAGAATGCCACCTTTTACTCAAGATGCTATGGGTGAAGTTTTCATGTCTCAAGATATGGAATTAGATGTAATTGAAATGGCACGATGGTTAAGTGATGAAAGTGGAATTCCTTTATCAGCAACTTTTAATAACATATACGTTCGTCCAGATGAAAAAAATTTAAAAACATGGATTACTAACTTCAAACAATTATATGATTTAGGTATTAGAATAGTTACTTTACCTCACACATCATGGGTAATGACTGGTGAGATACAAAAAGAATATCCTGAGTTGTATATTAAAAATACTATTCTTAGAGAGGTAACAAGACCTAATGAAGTAGTTGAACTTGCAAAAGCAGGTTTTCATTACATCAATCTTGATAGGGATTTGATGCGTGATAGAAATAGATTATTAGAAATTAAAGAAGCAAAAGAATATTGTGCAGAGCAAGGATATCCTATTAAATTATCTTTATTAACTAATGAAGGGTGTTGGGGTAATTGCCCTATCATGCCAGAACACTATCATTACAATAATACTAGGGGTGGTGATATCCCTCAATATTTTAATAGTAGAATCAGTAGAGTTAGTTGTAGTAAATGGGATGCACTTGATGGTGCAGCTGCACTCAAGGCAGCAAATCTACCTCCTTGGAAAAGTGATTGGAAAGAATTTCTTGATCTTGGTATAGATGTATTTAAGATGCATGGTAGAGAGTCTATGACTAGACTTTCAGAAACTATGGATATTATTAATAGGTGGAGATTAGATAAAGAAACATTATTTCCTCAGTATAGAGAATACATTGAAGATGTAGATCTTAAAGAAAGACCTATTGATGTATGGAGAGAAAAGATAAAGACATGTCAATTTAATTGTTGGAAGTGTAATTACTGTGATCTAGTATATAAATCTGGTAAAGGTAATAATAAAGTAAATCCTAAAGTACAATTTATTATAGATTCTATTGATAAAGCAGAAAGATTAGAAAGTAACTATACTGGAGTTTACATAGAATCACTAACTTCTGATATTACTAGAAATTTTTTAAACAATATATGTTCTTATCAAGACACTAAGTATCTAGAAGTAGGAGTTTATGCAGGAGGAACTTTTTATTCTGCACTACAAAATAATAATACTAAGGGATATGCAGTTGATGATTTTGAAAAAGCATATGTTCCTTGGAGAGATGATATTATCTTTAATGCACATGAAGATCCTAAGAAAGCATTTTTAAATCCACCTTGGTGGCCAGATAAAAGATATGATTTTGAATTGTTTGAAGGAAAAATTGTTGATGTAACTTTACCAGAAAAATGTAATGCTATATTCTATGACGCAGATCATGATCCAATTCAACAATATAAAAACTTAAATCATTTGTTACAGTTTTTTGATGATGAGTTTATATTGATGGTAGATGATGCTAACATGGATGGTGTGGTAGAGTCAGTAGAAGACTTTGTTAAACATAAAAAATTAAAAGTTATCTTTGAAAAAAAGATACTTACAGACATTCCAGAAGATTACTCGTCTTGGTGGAATGGCATATACATTTTGTTATTACAAAAATGATTAACATAATTGATAATTACTTACCAGAAAAAGACTTCTTTAATTTGTTTAATCATATGAAAGATTATTCATTTGATTGGCATCTAAGTAATATTATTAGTGAGGATCTTGCTAAAAATCAAACTAGTAATTGGCAATTCTGTCATATTTTTTATCGTAAGCATGAGAATAACACACGTACCTTTCCTTTGTTAATTTCCACTTTGAGAAAAATTAACCCTGTTGCTTTGATAAGAATAAAAGCAAATTTATCATTATCTACAAAAGAAGTTGAGGAAGGTGGAATGCATATTGATGTAGAGGATGAAGATACTCCTCATTCTGTTAGAACATCTATACTCTATATGAATACTAATGATGGATATACATTATTTGAGGATGGAACTAAAGTTGAATCTGTTATGAATAGACTAGTCACATTTCCTCATACTATGAAACATGCAGGTACTACCTGTACAAACGCTCCTTTTAGGATGGTTATTAACTTCAATTATATTACTAGTACTAAATTATGATTAAAAAACTACTCAAAAAATACTTTGACCTTGTTAAAAAAGTTGATGAAAGGCACTACTGGCCTTTGTTTATCTTTCTATCATGCTACTTTGTTGTACCATATAGTGAGTTTGTTATCACAGCACTCATCATATTATACTTTAAGTTTGAAGGTACATTCCGTAAATGGGGTGGTAGGTTAATCAAACCATTTCCAGAGTGGATCAGATTTGGTGGATCAACAATATTCTTTCTTGTTATGTTAGATGATACACTTGCATACTTAAGTATCATAGCAGTAGGTATCTGGACTAATAGACAACTTAAGAAAGAAAAGGAATTAGAAGAGAAGCAACAACAGAAAGAGGATGAATCACAAGGTTTAATGTAGTGGAGTTTATAGAATGGTTTGAAGGTAACTATGACAACTGGGCACAAGCATCTTCAAACCCTACATCATTTGCTCATATCTTTTTAACTCATCAGAGAACTGGTGAGTTTTCTTTTCATTGTGAGCAAAGATATAGTCATGAGGAAGAACCATATAGATCAAAAGATATTGTCATAGTTCCTAAAGGTGATGTTATCTTAGTACAGAATCCTGTTAATGATTTAATCTTTCAGAAGATGGGAAAAGTTTATAGAGGAGTTAATAAACCTGGTGTTATGGTAAAGGGTGCTGAACTTGTTAGTAGAGTAGAGTTAGGACCTAATTACTACGTGGTTATTGATGGTGGTATTGATAAGAATGGTAAACAAGTTTGGGGATCTGAGCATGGTCCTTTTATATTTGATAAAAAGGATAAATAAAAGTAAACAACTTGAAGGATGGTATATAAATTACCAAAAGAAGCAATAGGAGAAAATGAGTTAGATGCTGGTGTTCTTGATTCTAACTTAGTTAACTCGTTTGTACCCATAGGTGGTATTATAATGTGGTCTGGTACTGTTGCCCAAGCAGAAGCACTAACTAATTGGGCAATATGTGATGGTCAAAACGGTACACCTGATCTCAGGGATAGATTTGTATTAGGTGTAGGTAGTAGTGTTGCAGCATCAACAGCATCAGTAGATGATACAGGTGGTGATAATAGTATTACTTTAAGTGAAGGACAGATGCCATCACACAACCATGATATAACTGATCCTGGTCATAATCATGGTGTTACTGATCCTGGTCACTTCCACTTTGAATTTAGATCAGGTAATGCTGGTGCAAACCAAAACCAAGGTAGTTCTAACGCATCTACAACTAACTTTCCAGGTAGTGGTACTGGTCCATCAGGAAAATATGAAGGTTATAATATCTGGTGTGTAGGTTCTGAACCAAACGTAGGTAAATCTCAAAGTAAAACAACTGGAGTTAGTGTAAATAATAATAGTGCAGGTATCACATCTCAAGCAAAAGGAAGTGGAGATTCTATAGATATTAGATCAAAGTTCCTTGCTCTTTGTTACATAATAAGGATTACTTAACATGGCATATAAATTACCAAACGCAGCTCTAGACGATAATACAATAGAATTTGGCAAACTCGGTTCTACTGTATCAAATGCATTCGTACCAGTAGGTGGTATCATAATGTGGAACGGTAGTATTGCTGAAGCAGAAGCACTTTCTAACTGGGCAATATGTGATGGGCAGAATGGTACACCAGACCTAAGAGATAAATTTGTATTAGGTGTTGGTAGTAGTGCTAATGCATCTACTGCAGCTAAAGGTGAAGCAGGTGGTTCTAATACTATTCAATTAAGTATTGACCAGATGCCATCTCACAACCATAATATTACTGATAATGGTCACTCTCACGGAAATGGAACATTAGCTGCTGCTACTCAATCTATTACTGGTGATGTTAGAAGAATATCAGAAGGTTTTAGATCACAAGGAACTTGTAGTGGTGTATTCACAAAAGAGAATGATGGAAACAATAACATAACAGGTAGTTCTTCTACTAGTCCTGTTGCTGGTTTTAGTATGGATGCTTCACATGGTCATAGTATGACTGGTAGTATTGCTAGTAACACTACAGGTATTACAGCACAAGTACAAGGTAGTGGTGCTAATATTGATAACAGATCTTCTTACTTTGCTCTCTGTTATATAATGAGAGTTAGTTAACAGTTATATTAAAAGATATAGATAAACGATCTTCATTAGTTTCATTCATTTCTACTCTATGAGACATTTCTGAAGGGAATAATAGTATAGTACCATCTTGGTATGGTGGTAATATTTCAGCACACATTTTATGTTCTATTAAATGAGCATTGTCTGTCTTTGTTCCTAGTACTATATTTCTATTGTCTATATTATCAAAGACAAATCTACCCATCTCTGCAGTTTGTTTTACCCATAGTACACCTGATAGTTGAGAACCAGGATGTCTATGGGTTATGTTATATGAGTAAGGAGTATTAATATTCATCCACATCTGTACAATATTAATAGATCCAGTCAATTTAAATACTTTACTTACCTCTAGTATAGTACCTATGATAGGTCTTTCAAACATTTTAAAACCTTGATCTGAGAATATCTCTTTAGATGCACTTTGCCATCCACCTTTATTAGATACCTTTGCATTATTATTATACTTCTGATAATGATACATCCATTCCACTAATGAATCTTGTATGTCCTCAAAGTTCTCTATATCATCATACGCTATTTGTTGTGGAAATAAGTACTGACTAGTTACCATTACACTTTCGATACACTTCTCTATATTATACCATATAAGCAAATCTTATGCCAATTATTGATCCCTCTTATAGAGATTCTGATATCCGAACAACAAAAGCTTGACAGAGTTTTATATTTGCTATATAATTATGTAACATTACTTAACATAAGTTAACATGAGTTCATCATCACGTAACATTTCCCGTTACACAACCACTGAAGACGGTGGAAGACAAAACATTTTTAATGTCGAACCACAGATTCAGGTTGAAGAGAACTACCAAGGATACTGGAAGAATGCAGAAAGAACTAATGGTCGTCTAGCGATGATCGGTTTAGTTGCTGCTGTATTCAACTACACCGTCTTCGGATGGATCATACCTGGTATCGCTTAAGTGAGAAAGGTCTCTTTCTATCGCTCAATTCTAACCCTATTAATCTAAGACAATGAACGAAAACGCAGAATTACAAAACGGACGTTGGGCAATGCTCGGCATCGTAGCATGTCTAGGTGCTTACCTAGTCACTGGACAAATTATTCCTGGTGTATTTTAATGAATCAGGTTCCTTTTTATGATATACCACAATCACCAATCCTTCTTTTAGGATTTGCTGGTATAGTGGTTACACTATTCACGCTTTATACAGTTAATAAAGCATATTTTAATTCACCTTTCAGAGGATAAACAAATGACACCAGAAGCAGAAAAGTTTAACGGATGGATGGCAATGCTAGGATTCGTTGCAGCAGTTGGAGCATACGCAACAACAGGTCAAATCATACCAGGTATATTCTAATGACACCTAACAAAGACAAGACAATCGAACAAGAAAAGTTAGTTGCTGAGAAACTTAACGGTAGACTCGCAATGCTAGGCATCATCGCAGGTATCGGTGCTTATTTAACAACAGGTCAAATAATACCAGGTTACGTGTAATGAAAAGCGTACCAGTACCCTTAAAAGTTGTACCTTACATCTTTATGGTAGCAGTGATATCTGCTATACCTACAGGTATAATGGTCTAATTTTTTTTCTTTTAAAACTTTACAAAACTAAATAATTATTCGTAAATCGTAACATTAGGAGTAAATGACAGAATTACAATTCACAGTAGATACATTTCCAATATGGAAAGCAGTGGCATGGTGTTTTTATCCAGTGTCAATTTTGGTCGGACTTGAATTGTTTCTTCGTGCTGCAAATGGCGACGATGATGACGATGATGAAGGCGGTGGTGTAATGACCCCAGTTTACCAAGGAGCATAACCATGATTTATCAAATTACTTTCGCATGTGTAGTAGGATACACAGCACTTAACGGATTACCATTTGTATTTTCATGATCATACTTCAAACAATATTAAATAATATACCACCAGGTTCCAGAGATCTAATAGAATTTGGATTCTTTTTATCTGTAGGTATCACAGCAGGATCATTAGGATTATTATCATGAACTATCACGATGTAATGGAAGCATATAAAAGACCAATGAGTATAAGGTTCATTCCTAGAATATTCTCATGGTTATTAGTATTTGGATTACTATTTGGTGTAACCCAAACAGCATATGCTATGGATAAAGAACCTGTCATCTGGGTTCAAGTTCCACAATGGACAGATGATTGGGCAGTATGTGCAGTAGATATACCAGACGCAGCATGTCATTGGTATGTTGCAGAGGCAGACAATACATTTGGAGAAGGTTTCGACTGGGAGACAGCACCATGGTTTGATGCTAACGGATTAAATGACGTAGCACCAATATCTAAAAAAACAGTCGCACAAAAATTACAAGAGGTAGGATGATTCCACTATTACTAACAGCATCAAGTTTTCTTAACTTCTGTTTCTACATCTATGCAATCGGTTTTGTATTTGCATTAGGATTAGAACAAGTTCTTAAGTTCAGACCTTTATCTGTTGATTCCACAATGAACGAAAGAAATATGTTCATTGTTCAAACTAATAGGAAGTATCTATGGAGACAAACATGGGTAGTCAATATAAACTGGTTCGTATGTAACCTAGGTTTATACTTCTTATCAAGAAATATGCAAGCACCTGTAGGAGATACTTTTTGGCAAGGAATGTAGGTCTATTGATATTAAGAATAGCAATAGGAACAATGCTGATTCATCATGGTTATGAAAAGACAGCAGACATAAACAATTTTGCAGATGCATTTGTAAGACCTATTGGAATACCATTTCCAATACTAGCATCTTACATAGCAGCATACTCTGAGATCTATGGTAGTTGGTTAGTGATAGCAGGATTGTTTACAAGATTTGCATCACTATCAATCGTAGGCACAATAGGAGTAGCAATATACCATGCTATTGTGACAGCAGGATTCAATATATACCTACTAGAACTTTTGATACTATACATGGGAGGAGCATTGTGTATCCTTCTACTAGGTGGAGGAGACTTCGCTATTGACAGGTTGCTGAAGAAATTTGGTATCAAATTTAAGAAACCCCACATACCCTTTACGTAAAGTGATCGCTTCATCTGGACATATATTTCACATGGTTATTACCATACTAAGTGGCACAATTGTAACAACAAGCTTGTGCTTAGTGATGATGTATGCTATGATGGACGATAAATAATCCTACCCCTATGACAATTCGTATGAGAGACGACATTCTTGCTAATCAAATCACATACTACAACGGTTTAATAGCAAAGCACAAACAGAATGTTGAGATCTACCTTAATAATCCTGTTGGTATAGGAGAACATCCAGATGTTATGGCAGCAATCGAAGCAGAGATAACATCTATAGCACAGGCACACGAAAAGATAGAGGTTATTAATCACTATTTCTTGAACAGGTAATATGGCATTAGCAGCAGACTTAAAGGAAGGAACCAAGAAGTCTCACTCTGCAGCAGAGAACACTAAGTTCGTTGCAGGATTCCTTCGTGGTGTGGTAGATGAAGAGTCTTATAGAAAACTTATACAAGACTTTTATTTTATCTACTCAGCATTAGAAGAGGAGATGGAGAGATTAGAAGACGATAATTTTTTGAGTCCTATCAACTTTCAGAGTTGGATAGGGTAAAGTCATTGAAGAAAGACTTACGTTATTACTACGGTCCTAATTGGAACCAGACTATCAAACCATCTCAAGCATGTGTTCAATATGTTGAGAGGATACATGAGGTAGCAGATAGTAATGAACCATACTTATTAGTAGGACATCATTACACTAGGTATCTCGGTGACCTATCTGGTGGTCAGATACTGAAGACAATAGCAGAGAAGGCATTAGATTTACCACAAGGTGAAGGTCTAAACTTTTATGAATTTGATATCGCTGACAAGAAGGCATTCAAAACTAAATATAGAGAAGCACTTGACACTCTTACTACAGATGAGAGTATTATTAATGCTATAATAACGGAAGCAAACTATGCATTCCGTCTTAACATGTATGTTTTTGACGAGATCAAATCAACGGATCCTTATCCTGCGATGACAGCGATCAAAGGGTTCTGGAAATTTCTACTAGGAACTATCAACAAATGAAAAACTTTCACATCTACTTAAACGATAAGTGTTTGTTTAAAAATTTAAACGAGAGTGAGTTCCAAGTTATATGGGGTAGGTTGTATCATTCATATTATGGAGAGCAGATAACATTTTCAGAGTGCATAGATGACGCATGTATACAAGGTAAAATAGAAGAGCATTCATATTGAGTACAAATACTCATTGACTTAATTGTAAAGATATCGTAATATAAATAACCTCAGGTGTTGTTTTCCACACCTAGCAATGGACTCGAAAGGATCGCCATCCAATGCAAACTGCTCCCAACCAAGACCTCCGTAGGCAGTATAATACTTCGTCTTTTATCCAGTAGTGAGGGATTACTGGAAATAAGTTTCGCATCTACCCTTGATGCCCTACTTACAAACGTCTTACTAATGACAACTCTTTCAACTCAACGCAAGTCTGGTGGACTCCTAGCTGGATGGCCAGAATTTTGCGAATGGGTAACATCAACTAACAACAGAATCTATGTTGGTTGGTTCGGTGTACTCATGATCCCATGTTTGCTAACAGCAGCAGCATGCTTTATCGTTGCATTCATTGCAGCACCTCCTGTCGATATCGACGGAATCAGAGAACCAGTAGCGGGTTCTTTCTTATATGGCAACAATATCATCTCTGGTGCAGTTGTTCCATCATCAAACGCTATCGGACTACACTTCTACCCAATCTGGGAAGCAGCAACTGTTGATGAATGGTTGTATAATGGTGGTCCTTATCAGTTGGTAATCTTCCACTTCCTTATTGGTATCTCAGCATACATGGGAAGACAGTGGGAACTATCATACAGATTAGGAATGCGTCCTTGGATCTGTGTTGCATACTCTGCACCAGTATCTGCTGCATTCGCTGTATTCTTAGTATATCCATTTGGTCAGGGTTCATTCTCTGATGGTATGCCACTTGGTATCTCAGGTACTTTCAACTTTATGTTCGTTTTCCAAGCAGAGCATAACATTCTAATGCATCCTTTCCACATGGCAGGAGTAGCAGGAATGTTCGGAGGATCTTTATTCTCAGCAATGCATGGTTCTCTAGTTACATCTTCTCTAATCAGAGAGACAACAGAGCAAGAGTCACAGAACTATGGATATAAGTTCGGACAAGAAGAAGAAACATACAACATCGTGGCAGCTCACGGTTACTTCGGTAGATTAATCTTCCAGTATGCTTCATTCAACAACTCAAGAAGTCTTCACTTCTTCCTCGCAGTATTCCCAGTAGTCTGTGTATGGTTAACTTCAATGGGTATTTGCACAATGGCATTTAACCTCAATGGATTTAACTTCAACCAGTCTGTTGTTGATGTTAACGGAAAAATCATTCCTACATGGGGTGATGTTCTAAACAGAGCAAACTTAGGTATGGAAGTAATGCATGAAAGAAATGCACACAACTTCCCATTAGACTTAGCATCTGCTGAGACTACAGAAGTTGCGTTAACTGCTCCTTCAATTGGATAAGTTGACAACCATATATTAGTCTGATACAATGGGAGGGAGACCTCCCATTTTTTTATGGAAATTTTAATTTATACTACATCGGGTTGTTTTTATTGCGATCAAGCAAAGCAACTGTGTGGAAGAGCGAATGTTGATTACCAAACCAAAGAGGTAGGTGTTGACATACCTAGGGAGGACTTTACTAAACTATATCCTCACGTTACAGGGTATCCTTATGTTATAATAGACGGAAAAGAAATAGGTGGTTTAGTTGAGACAGCAAAATTTTTCTTAAAGGAAGGGTTAGTAAGTGTCAACAAATAAAAAACTCTCTATAAATAAAGGCATAGAGCTCATGTTAAGGAGGGCTAAGCAACCAACAGATGAGAAACCTTCTAAAGGTTTCATTATTAAAAGAACCTTCTCTCTCCTTAAACGTGCATGGTATTTCAACTTTGAGTTAAGGTGGGAGAAAAATAAGTAAACCACTATACGGAGTTGACATGGCAGACACTACCCTTTTATTTTTTTCAGCGACAACATCATTCATATTTTTATGTGTCGGTATAGTAGCAGGTTGGACTGCCAAAGATTTTGTCCACGATTACATGTGGTCAAAGGATGATTATGAAGCGAGTCATCCAGAAATGTATGACCAACAAGGAAATTGGTTAAACGAAGAACTGCTTCATGTAAAATTTATTAATGAGGAAGACGACGATGAAACTCTTGATGCATGAGGTACTACAAAAAGTATCAAACGCAAAGACTAAAAAAGAAAAGATCGCTTTGCTTGAGAAATTTAATACTCCTGCATTGAGAATGCTTTTTATTATTAATTTTGATGACTCTATTATAAGTCTACTACCACCTGGTAAAGTTCCTTACACACCTAATGATGCACCAGCAGGTACAGAGCATACTCAATTAGAAAGAGAAGCAAGATTGCTTCACCACTTTTTTAAAGGTGGATCTAACGTATCTCAGAACAAAAGAGAGATGATGTTTATACAGATGTTGGAGGGATTATCTTCTGGTGAAGCAGAAGTATTATGTCTCGCAAAAGATAAACAGATTGGTAAGCGTTGGAAGATTACTAAAGCATGTGTAACTGAAGCATACCCACAAATTGAATGGGGTGGTAGATCATGAGTGTTACAGTAATACATGAGAAATGTGATCTTGAAAAGCATAACACTATTAAGTTACCCTACACTGCATACGTAGTTCAGTATCAGGTTGAAGGTAATCTTGTACATGATATTGCTATGGCACAGAAAGCAGTAGATATATTTGATCATTACTATGACAAATATAAAAAGGAATTCAAATGGTTGAAACAATCTAAGGGTACATTGAGACCTAATCTTTGGAATAACACTGCTAAAGCACCACAAAGAAAAAGAAAGAAAAGATCTTCGGCAGACGGAGAATTAAAATGATTATCTTTTCCTTCATACTTTCATTGTTTGCTAATCATCTACCTGTCATGTACGTTCAAGTACCACAGTGGGCAGATGATTGGGCGGTGTGTGCTGTAGATATACCTGACGCTAAGTGTCATTGGTATGTTGTATCACCTGATAATACATTTGGTGAAGGATTTGATTGGGAAAGTGCTCCTTGGTTTGATGCGAATGGTTTGAATGACATCGCACCAATGCAAACAAAAACTGTTGTTGAAAAATTGCAAGAAAATGTAACAGTCGCTACACATTAAGTTGCATATATAATATAATTGTGTTAATATAAACACATCGTTCATCCCATGCCATTTCTTATTTACCTATCTTTATTGGCATCTCACGAACCAGTCCATTGGACTATTAAGTGTGAGCAGTGGACAGAACTAGCT